TAATCTATCAAGATTTAACGCGAACCTTGAATTTGATTCAGGCGATTTAGCTACTTGGATTCACGTTGCAGTGGTGGTAAATATATCAACCCCGACAGTCTTGTTTTATATGAATGGTGTTGTTATGGCCGGCGGAGCAGTCAATACAGCGGCCACTGCAATTAGAGACACATCAGAGCCATTTGTAATTGGAGCAGAAAATGGGGCATCATTTTTTGACGGGTTAATAATGGGACTGAGGGTTTGGTCAGATTTAAGAACAGCAGATGAAATATTGCAATATAAAAATGTGCAATTACTGGGAACTGAAGCAAATCTTGTTGCATCCTGGCCTTTAGATGACTCTTTATTAGACCAAACTTCCAATGATAACGACTTAACTAATAATAACAGCGCAGTGTTTGTTGAAGACGTACCTCCAGTAGAAGCGACACCTTTCTTTGATGATTTTGAAAGCTATGATGTAGGAGCACTGGATGGTCACGGAGGTTGGGATGGCTCAACAGATTACCGAGCTGAAACAACTGAGGTAAAAGAGGGAGTAAATGCTATGGGATTCCATACCACAGCAGTAGCTCTTATAAATAAAGTAGGTACTTTAGTTGATGATGGAAGATGCTCATTCTACTTTTATAAATCAAGTCACGCTGCTAGAACCTATGTGTATCTAAACGAAGGAACTTCTGACGTGGCAATAATTTATATCAATGATTCTGGCAATATTCAGTATTATAGTGCAGCGGCATATCACGACATTCAGGCTTACAATGAAAGCCAGTGGTATTTGGTAGAAACAGAATGGCGAAGCGTAGACCATAAAATGAGGCATAGGATAGACGGCGGTACGTGGACCTCATGGTTCGCGCCTTTTGCTGCTTGGACATACGGAATTAGTAGATTCGGTATGACATCAAGAGACTACTCGGTGTCAGAATATTTCTATTTAGATTATATAGCAGAAGACCCACTACCATCATCTTCAATAAAATCAATTAATGGACTAGCATATGCTTCAATAAAATCAGTTAATGGTCTAGCTATAGCAAGTGTTAAATCATTTGACGGATTGTAATAATTAATTAATTATAATTTTTATGAAAAATACAATTAAAAGACATTTAATTTCGTTCGTCGTCACATTCATAGCAATGTTTTTACTAGCTCTTTATCCAGCTATCGAACTTGGGAACTGGGAGTCTGGAATTTTTTTAGGGGCTATATTAGCAGCTGCAAGGTCAGCGTTTAAGTTAGCCTGGGAATTTGCTTTAGTTCCATTATTTAACAATGCGTTAGACTGGGCTAAAGAATATAAAAAATAATAAAACAAAATCTATGGCTGGGAGTAATGACAAATTAAGAAAACTTTTGACAACAGAGGTTAAATATATAATAGCTATTGTAGTTTTTGTAGTGGGTGTTGTTGCTCCTTATTATAGTATTAAGCAGGATGTGGCCCTGATTAAACAAAATCATTTTGCTCATATGGAGACAATGACTAAAAATATTGAAACTAATAATGAAGAAATAAAAAAACTAAACGAAACTCAAGTACAGTTAATGCAAGCGATTGCCGGGAACACAGCAAAAATTGATATTTATCATAAATAAATTGTTCATTAAATAAAAAAGGAGGTCGAGATGTATACAGTAGAGGTTTGTATGAAATGTCACAGTTGCAATTTAGTAGGCAGATTCCAGAGTGAGAACGTTATCGATGCAGTTTGGGACTATATCGGTGATAATCCTGATAACATAAACTATGAAATCTGCGTGTGCATAGACTGTAGAAGTGAAATTGGCGATATTGCCGCAAAACAATTATTGAAGAATGGTTCCAATGAAAACTAAAAAGCACGAAGACCGGGAACGGAAGAGATTCAGAGAGTGGATGGATAAGGACGACAATTGGAAAAGTAACGGAAAGAAGATTCATCACCATATTGTTAACAAGTATAACGGCGGTAATGACTGTCAATGCAATTTACTTTATATGGACGAAGCTAGAGAAAAGGCTTGGCACTTCTTATTCAAGAATCTCTCCTTTGAGGAGGCAGCAGAATTGCTACTCAGAGTAGCTAGGGCGAAGAAGAATCAGGAACGGCACCAATAGGGGTGGACGTAAACTGCCCCTATAATTTTACAAACTAATAACGATTATATGGCAAATGAAGGAAGACAAGAGTGCATAGTCTACAGTCGAGTAGTCGGCTGGCTTACGCCTACTAAGAATTATAATCTGGGGAAATCAGCTGAGTATAAGGATAGAAAAGTATTTAAATTGAATGAAAAGTAGCCGTCCTACAGCAGAAGACATATTCAAAGGCAAGTGTATTTTAGGTTGTTCTTTCGTAGTAGTTTGGGGAGCAGTTTTATTAATAATTTATTTAGCATTTAAATAATATGAAGACACCAGAATATATAATGATTCACCATTCGGCTGTATCTTATAAAAAAAATAGGGACCAGTTTAGAGCTAATAATAGTTATCATAGAAAGCTATGGAATTTCAGGAGCAGTCTCGGTTACTATTTAGGATATAATTATGAGATAGCTAAGAATGGTAAGGTCAGACAGGCCAGGGCGGATGGAGAAACTACTGCGGCCTGTTATCAGGATGGTATGAACAATGGTAAATGTATTCACATTTGCTTGGATGGAAATTTTGACCAAGAGAAATATACTGCCCCTCAGTTATTTGCTGTAAGAGATTTATTAAAATCGTTAATATCAAAATATAATATTAAAGACATAATCGCTCACAGGGATTATGCCAATAAGAGTTGTCCAGGAATGAATGTAGATATTGGCTATTTTAAGAAGGTGGCCGGGTTCAAAAAAGAAGAGCCAATATCTTCACCACCGGAACAATCAAACGCAGAAATTATAAAACAAATAATAGAATTATTAACTAAATTAAAATAACAAAAGTATGATTAACGACAAGATTAAAAACTGGTTTGGTAAAAAGAAGGAAACTCCAACTGAGCCAGTGGTAGAGACTCCAACTGAGCCAGTGGTAGAGACTCCAACTGAGCCAGTGGTAGAGACTCCAACTGAGCCAGTAGTGGAAACTCCAGATAAAGGAATCCCAGCAACTTCAATCGCTCCGGCAGTGACGAAGAGAGTATTGCCATATTTAGACTCTGACTCAAATGAGAAGGGAGAGGGAGAAAAAAGTTTTTTATAATTAAATAACATAATCCGCAAAAATATGAATAAGCCAAAATTTGACATCGTAGCTATAGCGAGGAACGAAGAAAAGCACATTCCAAAGATGATGAGTTCCTTAAAGGACTTCCAAGCTAGAGGTGGTAACGTCTATATACTTGACACGGGTTCAACTGATAAGACTGTTGAAGTAGCGAAGAGTTTAGGGTGTATAGTCAATGCTGTTGGAGACAAGTTCAGAATAAAAGTTGACCAGGAATTAGCTGATAATATTAACAACAAATTTATTGTCGAGGGTGAAGCCCCTGTCGTCAAAGCTGGTGATTCATTTTTTGACTTCGCAAGTGCTAGAAATCACAGTGTTAGTTTTACAGAACTAGACATGATTTCTACAATGGACTGCGATGAAATCTTCACCAAGCTTGATATAGATAAAATAAATCAGGCTATAGATGATGGTTATGAACAGTTCGAATACAGTTTTGTTTTCAGCCATGATGCCCTGGGTAATCCGGTAATCAAATTTAAACAAAGCAAGTTCTATAACAAAACAAAAACAAAATGGGTAGGGATAATTCACGAGGTCCTTCGAGGTCCAGCTAACATTATTAACGTTGAAGAAGATGTAATTAAGCTAGAGCACTACCAGAATGAAGAGACTAATCGCTCTGGTTATATTAGAGGCCTGGCTATAGACTGTTTCAATAACCCGAATAATGACCGTAACTCTCATTACTTTGCTAGAGAATTATCCTATCTCGGTAGAACTAAATCAGCTATCAAAGAGTTTGAAAATCATATCTCAATGGGCAAGTGGGGAACGGAAGCAGCTCAGTCAATGCTTTATATTGGAGACTGTTATAAGAAGTTGGGCGATATCCCTAAGATGGTTATGTGGTATTCACTGTCAGTAGAAAAAGAAGCTAGAAGGGAACCTCTGATGAGAATGTCTGAATTCTATTTTGGAAGAGGGATGCACAAGCAAGCTATTGTTTACGCCGAAGCTGCTTTATCAGTTACTCAGTTACCGTTCTATTCAAATCACCAACCGTATTACGAGCATGCCCCTCACGAACTTCTTTATGTATCATACTGGGCATTAGGTGATAGAGTTAAAAGTAAAGAGCATTGGAAGAAGGCTATTAAGTTTATGCCTGGTAACCCTAAGTACATTTCAGACGCTCAGTTTTATAGAGACGAACCGGTTGAAAAAGTAGTTCCGAAGATTTCATTCGTTATACCTACATTGGGTCGCGAAGAAGGATTAAATCGCTGTACGGACTCTATAGAGGCTCTAAATTATCCAAAAGACAAGGTTGAAGTGATTATTAAGCAAGATAGCTTTGAAAACAGAACTGGAGTACCGAAATTAGTTAAGCAGGGAGTTGAGGAATCAACTGGAGAATGGGTGGTGTTTGCTTCTAACGATATAGAATTTACTCCGGAATCAATTAATGAAGCCTTGGCTGTTGGAGAATTAGGATACGTTGCTTTCAACACCGGGCAGGTATCTCCGGATGAAGGGAATATCAATGAACATTTCATGATAAGGAAAGATATTATTGAAAAGATAGGAGAAGTATTTGATACAGATTTCTGGCATGCCGGTTGTGATAATTTACTTCTAGCTAAGATGAGGAAACTTGGAGTATTCAGGAGAGCTGACAAGGCCGTAGTTAAACATTTCCACTTTACTCAAGGAGCAGAAATGGATAAGACATACGAACTTGGTTGGTCAAAAGTAGAAGAGGACCGGGCTCTATTGAAAAAGAAATTGTCAGAGCTATAGTTGATAAAAACCCTAAAAAATGGTATAAATAAAATATAAATAATAATTAAAATATAATAAGATGTACCCTCAAATAAAAATTATAAATGACATAGGTAACACACTTCATATCCCGAATCAGTTGGACGTGAAGGCTCTTACCTATCTTAGCAGCAATATAGCGGCGGGGGTGATTGCCGTTCCTGTTGATAACACCACTGATTTCACCGATGGTGCATCAATTTTATTGCTGTTATCCTCAATTGGAACTGAGAATTCTGAAATAGTAACGTCAGCCTCAAACACAGTCCAGAGTTTCGTAACTCTGGCTACAGTAATGGCTCATAACCGTGGTGACAACGTTAGTGAGATTAAGTGGGACCAGATAGTTATATCTAAAGCTACTGAAGCTGGAGGAGCTTATGCTGTTCTTGCTACTCAGACAATCTTCACCACACAGCAAAACACAGTTATTTATGACACTATCGGTCTCTCAACTGATTACTATAAACTTCAATGGAAAAATTCATTAACAGGACTGTTGTCAGATTACTCAACGGAGATGAGTGTAGATGCTTATCCGACTGACTCAGTTAATTCGATAGTAAAACCAGTGCGTAAGGCAATGGGAATTAGTGATGAGGATAATAGAATTACATCTGATTTCTGCATAGAGGCTGTTAACGACGCTAGAAAATTTGTAGCTGCCAAACTTTACGGTATTCGTCACGCCTGGCAACAGGAGTTTGAGTATCCGATTAAGATGTTGGCTGGAACTAATTTTGTAAACCTACCTTCAAACGTTGATTTTATTGAAACAGACCAATCAATTTTAGCGGCAAGATTATTGTTAGACAACATATTGACACCGTTCAATATGAGATATATTGACAAACGTAACTGGAATCAAGTTTCATTTTCAGTAATGGGTGGAGCAACCTCTGGCTCAACAGCCATAGGCGCTACCGAAATAGTATTGGAAAACGTTGGGGACTTCCCCGATAGTTCATCCGGTGTAGCTTATGTAGCAACGGCAGCTTATACGGAAGAAATTGAAGAGATAGCTTACACCGGAATAAATGCAACAACAAATCAACTTACTGGAGTTACTGGAATCACTAGAACGATTCCTACTGGAACCAGGGTTTGGTCGAGACCCACAATTTCACAGCCTATCTATTACACAGTATTTGATGATAAATTGTATTTCGACAGAATAGTTCCAGATTCAATGCAGGGACAGAATCTCTACATTGACTACTATAAAAAGATTGATGAGGTTGTAAGTCTCTCTCAGGAGCTCCCAGAGCACTATAGAGAGATTTATAAGTGGTATCTACGTTATGCCATTAAGTATCGTAAAGATACTTCTCTAGGCAGTGACGACCCAGATTTGAAGAAGTTCGAGAACTTAGTGCAAGCTCTGTTCAACAACCTTTATACGGGTCAAGATACTACAATAATAACTAATTAAACACACATATGGCATATACAAATCCGCTGATTCCTTTAGTTGATATTCAACAACAGGAACAGCCAAGTAATGAGAGCTCATATCAGTTGGTTACCTTTGGTACAATAACTGGTGGAAGCCCTTACGCCGGTGCTACTTACGCAAATATCTTTGCGTTAGAGTGCTTACTCCAAGACTTAGACGGTTCAGCTGTTTACCAAATGACTGGTACAGTTGCTGTTCCAGCTTGGTCAACAATCGGCTCAGGTGCCGCTGGTGCAACTGGTTATACAGGATATACAGGTTATACAGGCCCTGGAGTAACTGGTGCAACTGGTTACACTGGCGCTGATGGAGCTACTGGTCCTACTGGCTACACTGGTCCTGACGGAGCAGCTACTGACACTGGTGCCACTGGTCCTGACGGCCCAACTGGTCCTACTGGCTACACTGGCCCTGACGGAGCAGCTACTGACACTGGTGCAACTGGCTACACTGGTCCTGACGGAGCTACTGGTTATACAGGCTACACTGGATACTCAGGAGCTGATTCTTCAGTTACTGGTCCTGATGGTCCTACTGGCCCTACTGGCTACACTGGTCCTGATGGTCCTACTGGTTACACAGGATTCACTGGTTACACTGGACCCGGAAACGGCTTCAATGCCGGTCCTACTGGTCCAATACAAACAATCACAATTGTTGATGGTTTGGTCACAGGAATAACTCTTTAGTTTTCCTATTCCCCACTTCTTTTTGCGGATGAGTGGGGGGTTAGTAAAATTAATATAAAATTATGCCAGACATGGAAAACATTATAATCCCATACCCAACGGAAGGAGTTATACGCTCGTCTCAATTAAGTGACACTGTTTGCCCGGAGAACTCTGTTCAACTAGCAATCAATATGCACTTCGATAGGATTGGTTCAATGACTACTAGACTTGGAATTGCTAATTACGCAGACCAATTAGCAGGAAGCGTAACTGCTTTCGGGACTTTAAATATACAAGGAGGAAACAAGAGATTATTCGGACAGGTAGCTAAGGACATTTCAGTATGGAACGGAACTACCTGGGCTTCAGTAAGGACAACCACCGTAACTACAATCGCTAGGTTTAGTCAGTTTCTAAATAGAACCTGGATGGTAAATGGAAATGCTGGAGACGACCCCCAGACTTCAAATGGAGGAGCTTTCGCCGGGACAGATGTTCCAGCTACATTCCCTGCTGCTGATTTTATTGAAGCTGGGTTTGATGGAAGAGTTTGGGTGGCTGATTCAGCTAATGATATCCTTTACTTCACAGATATTGTTCAGTCAACTGACGGAATCAATTATATTACCCCATTGACTTTTGACATAACTACTAACTTTATTAGCAAATTTTCTCCTCAAGACGGGGAATCCATAACTGGGTTATTCAGGGTGCCCAAGGCGCTCCTTCTTTTTAAACAAAATCATATTTATAGGGTGTACGGAACAACTAATGTTGACCCGTATCCGGCTTACAACGTTGGTACTTACTCCCAGGAATCAATTGTCCAGGGGAAAGATGGAGTTTATTTCCATCATTCTTCCGGTTTCTATAAGTTTACTTACGATACTCAGCCTACTGAAATTTCTCGCAGGGTTAGTGACTTTATAAAGGCTATCCCTAGAACTAATTATGAAAACGTAGCGGGGGTATATGATGGTAGGGATGCCATAAAATGGTCTGTTGGGCCACTTACTGTTGAAGGAGTTACCTATGCTAACTGTCAGATGAGATATTCTATATCTACTCAGGTTTGGACTATCTATGATTTTGCAGATAACAGTATTACAGCACTGGTTCGTTATGACGACGGAACTACCATCGAGCAGATTGCGGGGACCTCTACTGGTTTAGTTGGAAAACTTGATTCAGGACATACAGATTTTGGAACAAAGATTTACTATGAAATGATTGACAGATGGCGTTCATTCACTGAGATGTACTCTCGTTCTAAAACAATGACCGGGATAGCTGTCATGAGTGAAAATGCCGGAGGCTCAGTCGTTCAGTATCAAGTTAATAAGGATGATGTTAATAAATGGAACAACGTTGGGACTATTAAAATAGATTACGCGGCTCTATTCCCTAACGAGGTGACCAAGGACTTTAATTTAATTAGATTAAGAATAAGCGGAAACTCTACTGGAGACCCGATAATATTTAACGGTGTCGAAATACTATCATTAGACGACGCTGGATTTGAAGAAAACTAATATGAAACTAGCAGATTTATTTTTAAATAGATTCCTATACAGGGACAATAAACAGAACTCGGAAACGAAGGACTCTGCTTTTGTTTCTGCGGATTCTTCTGAGATAGACCCGGCTTCTATCCCTTCCGGAGGTGCTGCCCAAGATATAAATACCGGAAACGTTCAAATAGATGGAGCCCAATTGGAACCTGGTACATATCCGACAACCACTCTCGATGTCTCAAACTGGGGCTGGGGTCAAACTTGTGCCTTCGTTTCTGCCACTCTAAATACTGTGACCTGGGGAGCTGGAACATTTACCTCAGCTGATGGCGAGGCCTATGCAATCAGTGCTGGCACTACTGGAGTGATGGCCGCTAAAACTTATATATATTTAGACTTAAACGTATCTGAGACCGTGTATCAGAAAACTACCACCTCATCAACTTCGGTCGGAGTTGGTAAGGTTCTTGTCGCCGTAGCTGAGAATGGACCAGCAACTGCAACTTATATGCTCTCCGAGGCCACTCAGATAGTTGGTGATAATATAATAGCTAACACCATTAACGCTTCTAAAATTACAACTGGTCAGTTGGTTGTTGGTGATGCTTGGGTAGGATTAGGGTCAGCAGAAGATGCGGCCGGGGTTACTACTATTGTTGGAAACACAGTCACCACTGGGTATGTGAACGCTCTATCCATAACGGCAACTGGGCAGATTACTGCTGGTTCAATGCTCGTCGTGAATGGAGGCAACACCGTAGGATTTACTCCAGCAGGAGCTAACGCTATTTTTGCTGGACCGACTGGTGCACCTACATTTTATGTGACTCCAGCTGGAGCGCTGACAGCTACCTCAGTAACAATCACTGGAGACGTAACTGCTACTGCTGGGTCTGATTGGACCGGTAATGCAATTGCTTCTGCTTATATAGGAAATTTAGATGCTTCAAAAATAACAACAGGGTCACTATCAGTGTCTCGTACGGATGCTGACGTGACTCAAACAGCTTTGACTGCTGGTGCAAATATTGATAACGCTAAGGCTAATGGCACTACACTTATCACTGGTGGTTATATTACTACCGGAATAATTACAGCTAGCAACATAACAACCGGAACTCTTAGTGCTGTAACGGTTCAAACATCATCTGGTAATGAAAGGATTAAACTAATTAGCGATAGTATTCAATTTTATTCCGGTGGAACTCTCAGAGCTACGTTAGACGGAACATCATCTGGAAACGGCGGATGTAGAAATACCGGAGACTTCTATGTAGCAAATAACAAATCATACTGGATTGCTTCAACTGCTGGTGGCTCTAGCGAATACGGTGGAATTGGTGTTGACAATTCAAATCATTTAATAATAACTTGTGGTACTGCTGACGACCTTTACATAAAGAATAATGCTGGAACTAATATGGTTTATATGAGCGATAGCGCTCAAGCTATCTTTTATGACGGAATCAATTCAGAGGGTAATTTTAATGTTGGGGGAGGCTATGCAGCTAGATTTGAGAGTATTCCTATATACTTACAATCAGGAGCTGGAACAAACTGTAGAATACAAGGTTCCTCAACGGTCATATCTTACGAAGCCCCTAACGACCATAATTTCTATGTTGGAGGTACGGCCTCAGTTGACGCTGTTATAGACGCTAATATCTGGACTAATGGAGACTTACTGGCGGACGGTTCAAAAACATTCTTAACCTCTCATCCGGATGGAAAAAAAGATAAACTATTAAGATATACTGCACAAGAAAGCCCTGAAGTTATATTGAGACATAGAGGTAAAGCTAGTACAGATGGACTAGGTAAAGCCGAAATTACCCTTCCTTCTCATTTCACTTTAATAACAGACCCAGCTGGAGACGTTACAGTTAACCTCACTGTCATTGGAGATAATCGTATTTTCTTGCAAGACGAGCCGACTAACGAGAGGGTGAGAGTCGGAAGCTCAAACCCCAATGTCGATTTCCATTATGAAGTAATGGCTATCAGAAATGGATATCTAGGTGCAGCGGTAGAGTTAGATATAGATGATAAGTCACTTGTTGCAAAAGATAGAATCTTAGTTGAAAAAATGAAAAAAATAAAAAGCATTGAGATTAAGACTGTTAAAAAAGACAAAAAAGTAATATAATAAACATATGGCAAGAAATTTTTACAAAAAAGACGGTAGCTACTATTACGCTGATAATAATCAGAAGATTTATAATGAGGCTGAACTACAAGAAGCTGCTCAAAGCGGAACAGAAGTACCTTACTCTGAACCGGGTGGAAACTCGGATGGAAATAGGGACTTTTATAAAATCGGTAATGACTATTTTTATTCTGATAATGGACAACAGATTTTGAATGAACCAGAACTACAAGAAGCTTCTAACTATGGAGTAGAAATTCCGCCAACCCAAGCAGCTGTGGATAAGATTTACGCAGACGAGGCTGCTAATAACCCCGCCATTAGTGAGTTAACTCAGGGTGGCAGTACAATTGAAGAAATTATCAACGCTTTATCCACAGGTAATCTATCAGGTGTAGTTGACTGGAATGGTCAACCTTTCAGTGTCGAAGACCAACAGGCGGCTCTCACTCAGGCTAATGAGGATAACAAGTTGTACTACGAGGCTCTGAAGAATAAAGAAACTGCCGAAGCTGAATCTACACTCGAGCAAGATAAGGCTAACTATCAGGAATATCTACTTAATGCTGGACAATCTTTCGAATCAGACAAATCTAAAATTGACCAACAGGCGGCTAACTCAGGTGTGCTATTTTCTGGTGGAAGAGTTCAGAGAGAGAAGAATATGCAGAGAGCCTACGAGCAAGACCAGTCATATCAACAAGGTAAGTTAGCTAGAAATATTGGAACTACAGCGAGTGACTACCAATACAAATATGGAAATGATGCTGCTCAGGGTCTAAATAAATACTACAAAACAGGTGGAAATACTTACAATCCTAATGTAGCCAGAGGCGGAGTCGGGTCTTCTGGACTTTCAAGCGTTTATAATCCAAACAAATATAACTATCAAGGAACCAGGAATACTGAAAGAAGTGCAGCCTCTAACACTAGGGCCGCAGGTTATCTTTGGAACAAGGGAAATAAACTGCTAGGTACAGGATATAAAAATCAATATTAAATATATGAATCCATTACAAAGTCTTTTTAACAGAGGTCCGGAGCCTATCAATTTGCCGGAGATGCCAGTATTGAATCCTGGTTCGTCACCGCTCTTTGGTTCTGACCCTAAGACATCAAATCAAACACTTCCCTACGGCGGAGGTTCTTATAACCCTGCTGGGAAATCAACCATAGTCCCGGAGAATGATGTGTACGCTAGATATAGAGACCCCAAAACTGGGGATATAATGCCTCCTAACGAATATGCTCTGTCCCTGGGTAACAAAATACCTAAAGGCACAGGACAAATTCCTAACTACGCCGGAGACGCTATGACTAATCCTAACCAGTCAGCGAATGAACTAAAAGGAAGGGCTAGAGATATGACCAATGCAAGGAATGATATAGCAACTGGAACAAAAGACCCCTACGGAGTTGGAAATAAATCTGGCATTGCCTATAGTCCTACTGAATTGAAAGCTATCGAAAATGCTTATGCGGGTGTCTATGACCCAGCTTTAAACGATGTATTCTCAAGACTACAGGACAAGCAGGCTGAAGACGCTAAGATTGCTTCCAGGGAGGACAGAGTCTTCGCCACTAACGAAGCTATTCGTCAATGGCAGGCTACCACTGGAACAAAAAAGAGTGGTTCAAGTGACCCCAAGGCTCTTTTCACTCAAACTCAACTTAACAACGGTTCCAGCAACTCAGGTTTAGGCTTAGAAATTTTTAGCACATTAGATAATGATATTAAAAACTTCTATATAAATCCTCCTATGGGCTTGGACGACATGGAAAAGAAAGTCCCAATGTATGAGGTATTCAATAACTACTTTGGAAAAATTGAAGCAGGGGATATCAAAGCACAGAAAGTAAATGATATGATAGTAGAAAGCACACTGCCAAATCCAGTGAAGCATTACTTCATTGAACAACTGCCATTGGATGCCCCGGAAAAAGAAAAAAGCTGGAAGAACATCTGGGGATTATTATAATAAAATTAATAAAATGATAAATCCGTTTAATCCTACAATAGCGGATAAGAAAAATCCGTTTAATCAGGCTTCTCCTAGCCAGGAAATGCCTAAACTAAATCCTTCTCCTTCCATGAAGAAGTTTTTTAGCACCTTCCCGACTCAAGCTCCAACCCAATCTCCAACCCCGCGGGTAATGCCAACACCAGCCGACCCGGTTGGCAAGGGTGAAACTTTATCCCAGGGCGGAAATAGAGCGAAGGAAGCTCCTAGCACTTGGAATAAGATAGCCAGAGCCGTTCTCCCTAGAGGAATGGAAGACTATTTTGGTATGAACGAAGACCCAAGTAAACCTCTGAGTGTACAGGAATCAGAAAATGCTAAACAATCATACTGGCGCGGACAGAGAAAAGAAGAAAATATAGCTGGTGTTACTAAAGAAGTAGACGAATATGTTCCTCCAACAGATTTCTGGGGGAAGTTAGGCGAAGTAGCAAAATACCGTGGCTATACTAGCAATGTTTTCACTGGCTTTATTAAACCGGCCATTGGTACAGTTGTTGAACAGGCCGGACTACAAAGCAATAATCCAGAGCTTAGAAAATGGGGAGAACAATTTGCAGACAGAACACTAGAAAAAGAAAGCCGGAGGTCAAGTGCTCAATCAATGGCTGACGTTCCTGGTGTATTTGAGGGTGGATTAAAAGACCCTCGTTATTATTCAAAAACAATGACTCAAGCTGTTGGTTTCCTAACGGCTATTCTTGGTACATCCGTTGCCGTTACTGCCGTGACTAAAAATCCTGTCCTTGGTGCAACCGCTGCTTTTTCCGTTGGTGCAGCATTGGAAAGTTCCGGTGCTTACCAGGATATGATTGATAGTGGTGTTGCTCCGGATGATGCTAATACCGCAGCACAGATTTACGGAGTAGCCGCCTCAATGATTGAGAACGCCACTGGTATTAAACCAATGGGAGGCGTAAAGGCACTGACTCAAGATTTCGCAGTTGACGCTGCCAAGAATGGTAGTGTTAAAAGCTTTTTCAAAACATGGGCACAAGAAGGTATTTTAGAAGAGGGCTCACAGCAAATGGTAGAAAACATAATTACTAAATTCGTAGATAAAGACAGGCAAGTATTTGACAACGTTCTCGAAAGTATGGTCAGCGGTTCAGTTGGTGCATTGCCGGCCGTTGGTGGTGGAGCAGTTTATAATAGATATAAAAACAAAAAAGATAAAATAATAGAGGAGGACATAATGGGCCCAGATGGAAAACCACTTACAATTTCTCATTTTACAGACGATAAAAATATAAATTCAATATTATCTCAGGGCTTTGACACATCGAGAGCTCCTATTCATGGCATAAAAGGTCTCGAGGCGGGAGAGGCTACTGGAAAATTTGGGAACGATACTCTATATTTTACCACTGATAATAATAGATGGAATAAAGCTCAGGTGTTTGTAGGAGAGGGTAAGGGGACTGTTAGCCAACAGGCTTTTAATTATGAGACTCAGCAATGGGAGACTGAGGAAAACGCTTACAAGATGGTAGACTTAGCTCCAATAGAATCAACTATAAAAGATGAGGCAAAGATATTAACCGTTGATAGCGTAGCTAAGGCGGAGGAAGTTATTGGCTCTCAAAGATTCAATAACTTTAAATTTAAGATGATAGAAGACCTTGTGGCATCAGCCAGGAGAGACGGTTATGATATTTTAAATATTAAAGAGGGAGAAAAGGGAGCTTGGGGAGGCATCAATGAAGACCCAACTAAGACAGGTTACGGAGTTCTTACCGGAAATAGTGGTAATGACGACTACTTCGTTTTAAACAAAGATATACTTAATATAAAAGGAGCCAAGCAAGAAGAGCAGCCATTGGATACAAGCAAGACTGTGGGAGAATTACAAAAAGAATATAGTGATACCAAGCCTGGATATAAAAAGTTCAGTGAGTATGTTGATACGATGGTCCAGAACCAAACAGTCAAGCCAGAAGAGGCTACTATCCTGAAGACTTTATTTGAAGGAACAAAAGATGATTTATTGGGAGCGTTAAAATTCTCTGATAATGGAAGACTTTCTAGCACGTCAGGAAGATTTATATATGGGAGAAGACCTGGTAGTCCAATTATTGACAATCCTCGGATACAAATGCAGAAGGGGTTAGACGCTAAAGGGTTTGCTCAAGCTAGTAGGGTATTCGTCCACGAGTTCGGGCACGCTGGATGGCACCTAGTATTAACAGCAGAAGAGAGAGCTATTGTAGAGGATGTGTTTAACAAAATGCCTAGGGCAGAACGAAGACGACTGTTTAGTGATAATAGTAATAATGCTGACTACTACGCCGGAACTGCCAGAGAATTCTTTGCTCAAAGTTTTTCTGATTATGTGTTCGAAAATAAAGTGTCAGACACTCAGATGAAACCACTTCTGAAGAGACTGGCTGAAACATTTTACAGACGATTGAGGAATTTAGTAACAAGAGGTGAAATCCCAGCCGTAAAAGCAATGAGTCCTGTATTTGAAAAGATTTTAGCAGGGGATAAAACAACACCTCTCACTGAGTTTTACAATAAAGAAAATATTAGTTTCAAAGAAAAGCTTCAGGAAATATTTGATAATCTGGCCCCGGAAACTAAGGCCCAACGACAGGCCACTGGACAGAAACCTTTATTTACCGCTCCTGCCACAAAAGAAGTTCCAGTAGAGGAGATTATGCCTAAGACTGGTGATTCTGCTGCAGAAATGGGAGAAGAAATACGACAGAAAGGTACAGAAGGACTGCCACCGGATATCGCTTCAACAGTAGAACCGTTAGAGAAAGTCATAGGCAGTGAAAGAAAAACTCCTCTCAAAGAGAGAGTGAGATTTTTAGACTACCTTAGAACTCCCTGGAAAGTATTCGATAGAATGGGAATTAGAGCTTCTTACCAGAAATTATTGTCTGGCTATGAGGGCTACGTTAAAGAACTCCCACAAAATATTGATAAAATCACAGCCTGGTCAAAGAGAGTGTCCAAGGAATCAAATGAAAAGATTTTCCGCTCATTAGATGGCGAGACAATCGCTCTTACCCCAGAAGAAACTCAAGTAGCTGGGGAGATTAGAACCTGGCTAGCAGAATGGGCTGATAGATTAGGGATGAGCAAAGATGAACGAATCTCAGAATACATTACTCATATTTTCCCAATTCAGAAGGGCGGAGAAATCCCTGAAGAAATTTCATATATCATAAATAAGAAAATTCCAGGCAGTGTCTATAACCCATTCCTATTACAGAGAAAAGGCGCTGAAGGATATAAAAAAGATACCTGGGCTGCCTTAGACGCTTATACAAAGAGGGCTACTCGTAAGGTTCATATGGACCCGGCCTTGACTGAATTGAAAGAAGCCAGTGCTGGATTAACAGACACTAGCCAATTAAATTACTTAAATAGCTACCTTGGAGCCGTGAATTTAAGGCCAACAGCCCTCGATACCTCAATAGATAACCATATTAAAGAGAAATTTGGGTACTTTTTTGGGGCTAGACCTACCGCCGCTATCACCAGGTCCGTTAGAAAGATGATTGCCAGGGCTAAAATCGGTGGTTCTATCACTTCTTTAGCCAAGAACTTGACTCAGGGGGTTAATACCTTCTCTGATTTGGGTACTTTTTACACCCTCCGGGGGTATATGGACCTAGTAAAGTTTGGAGCAAAGGAACTAAAGGAGAATGGAGTCCTGATTGCCCCGTTTATTGAAGACAGGACCTATAGTGCAGTCAAAAAAACAGCAGAAAAAGTAGATAAAGTATTGTTTGCAAATATGAACGCCTCAGAACTTGTGAATCGTGGTGCCGCTTATTATGGTGCCAAGGCAAAATTTACTAATGGTAAGGTAACCGCTAAAGAATATAAAGCTGCCTTCGGGGAAACAAAGCCTGATAATCATAAACCGACTCAGGCAGAGGCTGTGCGTTATGGTAAATTCGTTGCCGCCAAAACTCAGTTCCTATTCGGAGCCCTGGATACTCCAGTAGGCTTGAATAGTGATATTGCTAAGATGGCATTTCAGTTCCAGACCTTTGGATTGAAGCAAGCTGAGTTTATTACTGATATGGTTAACAATAAAGAATGGCTTAAACTGACAAGATATATGGCAAGCTCAATGTTCTTATTCCAATTCATTGCTGGTGCTTTTGGAATGAAGTGGGATGATTCGTTTAAAACTTTGAGATGGGGTATGCCACCAGCAATCCAGTTTTTCATAGACCTATTCAAGGGAGGAATTATGGGTAAAGATAAATACGGCAATCGATTAGACGGCAGTGAGCAGGCATCGCTGGTTGCTAAAACATTATTTACTAATATGGTTCCGGTTGGTTCACAACTTCAGAGAAGCTACCAGGGATTGAAAGCAGTAGGCGAAGGAGCTGGACGAACCAAATCAGGAACTCTCCAATATAAAATAGACCAAACACCATCCAATTATGTAAGAGGTACATTATTTGGAAAATACAACCTTCCAGAAAATAAGAAATTCTACAAAGAAAAGGACAGGAAGGCCAGAGGGAAAAGCAGTAGTTCCGGAAGTAATCCATTTAACCCACAATAAAGATAACAAAAAAGACCCAGTGAAATTACTGGGTCCTTTTTTATTTACTTGAGTTCTAGCGCTGCCAGAATCAGGGGGATGAAGTTAAGGGCGGTTTTCTTTAGGCCATTGGCCTTGAGTTCCTTTATTAAAATCTCTTCAGCTCTGGCTGATATTTCAGGTGTCAGTTCTTTTTTCATCTCCTTGGCTGTCTCTGAGAGAACTAACCCAAATTCGAAGGCTACCTTCAGCGTTTTGTTTCCATAGACTGGAAGCCTAGGAAATTTATTTAGGTTGCTCGGTTTCATTTTTTTCTTCATTAGGTTTATCTTCTCCCTGAGCCGGCGTTCCACTTGTATCACCCTCGGGCTTAGGTTCCTCTGGTATGCCAGGAGTTTCTGGAGTTTCAACTGGTGGAGTGTCTGGAGTCTTTTCTTTATCAATATCGTATTTTTCTATGTCGTTGTACATAACCATATTCTTCAAAATTCCTCCTTCGGTAAGGACTTGCTCTGCGGATGGGACCATTTCTAATTGCTTACACAATGTCTCAATAGCCTTCATCTTTTCTTGTGTTTTTTGTTGTGCTTGTTGTGGTGTCATAAATTTATTATAAGTTTTTTAATCTTTCTAATACATCTTCCGGAGTGTGTCCATCGAACTCTGGAGCTTTATCCAGTGTCTTCGCAAAATAGGTATCATCCCACTTGCTTTCAGGTAGGTGATAGGTAATTTGTTCTCCGTCCTCTTTGTTTATCCCCATGATAAACCAACCTTCCCAGCTAGTCTCGTCTGAGTGTAATTTAGAGCGCCATACAGCTGGCTTCATTCTTTCAGGAATTGAGCAGTCATAGTAAACAATATCTGAGAACGTTTTACATAGGAGTATAAACAACGTGATTCTATGCTCGTACAACTCTTTAAACGTGTGATAACCGTCTGATACATCTTCTACCTCGCAAGGTAGTATTAATTTATTGTCCATATAATTATATCTCTTTTAAGAATAATTGATAAGCCTCACTTATTTCATTCGCTGATTTGACGATTAACTTCTCCATTTTATCTATCTCTCTTTCGTCAAACTCGCGATAGAAACTTTTAATTTTGCCAGTAACCTGGACCGCTCGCTCATTCTCTCTCCAGAAATCGTCAACCTGTTTCTCTCCTTCTTTAGTCTCAATCCAGTCTAGGTGGCAATACTCAGGCATTTTACCAACTTCCTTGCTGTGCTTTAAAGCTGTAGCATAGAAAACTAATTGACCGTGCTTTATAACCTTAGCCTGAGTCCAAGGTATCTTACCGGTCTTCTTCTCACGAAAAACATTATCAGTGGGGTTATAATCATCGATGTAGGAGAGTATCGGGACTCCAAATATAGTTGTCCGTATCTCATACTCCCTTATCTCGCACACCTCTAACTCCGGCAACAATTCTTTGTGAGTTCCTTTCTCAATCATTTCAGCAATCCCCTTGCCGAACCTGAGATACTTGGTGTCTAGTTTTTTTCCGCTCTCGAAGTATTCCTTTCGGAATCTACCGGGACTAGATATCCAACAAGACATTGCGGACCAAGATAAATGAGGTTTTGGTAATATCAATTTATTTTCCATCGAATTCATTGCCTTTAATTTCAAGTAATGGAAGTAAAGACATTTTATCCTCGTCAGTCAGCTTAGTTGAAGCATGAATTCTGTCGATAATAATGTCTAAAGCCTCTTTACTCATACATGAATTAATGGCTTGAGTAGCTTTAACTAGGGCTACACTGCTTGCAGGTGGCTGATTAGTTACCACAGGTTGTCCTGACTCAGGCTCAGGAGTTATCTGAATTTCAGGAGCAGTAGTGACGGTATCCATTCCAGTTTGTGTAGGAGTGGAAACTGGAGCAGGCTCAGGAGTAGGAGTGGTTGGAGTTACAACTGGAGCCGGTGTAGGCTCAGGTCTTTTACCATCCACTAAATAATATTCTTTCCAAAGCTTATTCATGTGAGGGGCGATAAAATCGTGAGCCTCATCGATTGAACCGGCTTTGACGATAATTTCCGGCTGAATATTGCCGTAGGCAACAGTCGGGATTACCATTTTAATTGAGTAGCTAAGCATTTGCACTTTGCTTTTAGCCACAACTTTCTTTTTAGCTACAACCTTCTTTTTTGGAGTAGCTTTCTTTTTCGTGTCTTTCATTTATTTGCGGTTAAATGAGTTAATTAAATACTTAATTGAGTAAATCTCAATGAAGGTTTCTCTTCAAAGGTAGCCTCACCAGTGCTTTGTTCAGTGGCTTTTTGAGCCTTAAACTGCTCTTCTAGTTCAGTTACCTTTGGTGTGTAGGTCCAAGTTTTTACCTTGGCTAGTGTGAATTTTCCTACAGGAGTGTCAGCCCCAGTAGCATTGTCCTTCACAATGTCCTCGATGATGTTGACCTTTAGCGCGTCTTTCTGTGCTGTTAATTTTTTAATTTGGGAGTCGAGAACAGCATACTCCTCGTACATTTTTTCTGACATATTATTTTCTAGTTACTTTTTTAGATTCCATAGCCATGTCGATGATATCTCTAAAGATTTCACCTTCAGTGACATTTTGTTTTTTAGCCTGTGCCTTGATAAACTTTTGCTGACTAGGTCTAATTCTAGTATTGATTCTAGCCATTGGCATTGCTTTTTTGATGGTTTTTTTAGTTTTGTTCATAGTGAGTATTGTTATATTTTAATTATTATTTCTGATAGTTCCTCTGCCGTTAACCGGGAGATAGAAATTACCCCTTCTTCTCTTAACTTTAATATCTCGTTGAATCTTATACAGCAGAATTCGTCTTTGAATTTTATAATCAGGTAGGAGGGTAGAGGTGGAATAGATACTCCATCGCATGGCTTGGGCCGGCTTATTTCGTCCGACAATTTCCACACAAGCCCATTCTTCTCTGTGGACTGTAAGCCTTCCCACTGGACCTTCTCAATCTTCCCGAACTGAAATGATTCTGTCATAGTTTGTTTTAACTCATAGTAGCAGTAAAATTTCTTTTCTCGTAAGTATTGATTTAGTAATGTATTCCATTTTTGTTCTTTCTTCATATCTGTTTATATTTTAGCATATAGCGATGTCGCTGTCAAATGTTTAAAGTTAACTTTTCTTTGTTTCAAATGTTTTCTTCAACGACCACCCGCCCCTTTTAATCCTTAATGTCAGTGCACTGGGGCTACAGCCTAGTTTTATTGCCGCTTCTTTCAGCGTTTCTCCTTTATATCTCACATTATTTATTCTATTATTCATCTGTTCGGTTTTTGTAGCCCACCGACAATTCGATTTGGAATAACCTTTATTGTTATTTATTCTATCCAAAGACAACCCTTCTTGTGGCAACTCCATATCATCTATAAAAGCTTGGATAGATTCTCTCCACCTTTTGCAAACCTTTATACCTCTGCCACCATAATATTTATAATCTTTATTCTTCGGATTACCACACCTATCAACCATTTGATACCACCTTCTATATATTTTAGAAATACCGCCAGTAGCATATCCGTGTTTTTTATGTTTTTTTGTCATATGTTTAGAGAGAGCTTTTCTTGAAAATCCTGTCCTGACATTATAGTATCGTGGCAATCTTTGTCACACCCCTCGACCACAAGGTGGATATATAAATTCTTCTTCAGTTTATTGGCGCGTAGGACTCTGCCAAGAGATTGTTCGTAGTCAACGTATCTCCAGGACTTACTGGCATAGATAACGCAGGGGAATGTTGGAAGTTCGTAACCGGAAGAAATCGAACTTTGGGCAACAATAATGTGGGGTTCCGGACTATCATTTACGGTTTTTATAAAGCTTCTATCTTTCGTAGCCCCGTTTAGTATTGACACTTCATAGTTTTCCTTCCTTAATACTCTAGCAATCTCCTCGATTTGGGCTGTGTAGTTGGCAAAAACAAGTAATTTAGGGAACTCTTGGGCTCTTTCTACTATATAATCTATCTTATTTGACTTAAAAAGGGTGGTATGATTGGTCATTTTGTCTATTTTACCCTCTAACTCCTCAATCTTCTTCCCATATAGCACTCCATTCTCTATTGTACGGAGCCTGGAGCGCCTCACAAGCGGGTCAGCCTCAGATAGGGTAATATCTGCTACGGCCTTCCTTTGCTCCCCGCTAAGCTCAATTCCAACGGTTTTATGGGTTTGCTCGGGTACATCAAAGAAATCATTTAAACCACCTGTATATCCAAAGGTTTGGACTAGGTTAGCTAACCGCTGTTTAATAGCCTCATCCTTCTTAGGCATCCAAATTCTACGGATTCCACCTATTCTGATTTCAACGTAATAAGTTCTACGGAACTGGTCAAAGTCCCATTCCTGGCCGAACAATATTCCAATACCCCACATGCTCATTGGCTTGGGGACCGGGGTGGCTGACAATAGATAAAGTCTTTTCGGATTGTGCTTTTTTACATAATTCAGAGTAGCTTCAAAAATCTGGGAGGTCTTAGGTTTCTGTATCTTATTCTTCTGAACATACATTGGGAGTATACCTAAATTATTGTGGCACTCATCAATTATAACTGTTTCAAAATATTCTAATTCATCCCACATTTTCCGGATGTCTTCTTTACTTATAACTGTTAGGTTAACTTTAGTGGCCCACTTTTTATTTTCTCTTTCCCAGGTTTTATCTTCTCTTTGTTGCTTAGGACATATGACCAAGGTTTCGCCAGTAGCTAACTCCAGTGCAGTTCGTGTCTTAGAGGCTCCAGTGCCTAAAAACAGGCCACATTTAAGTTTCCCCTCGGCTATTATTTTCTCTTGGTGTGCATAGAGTTTAGGTATCATATTTTTATTTAGTATAATCTTGATAAGGATTATTATTTAAACCTCCGTTAACTTCGTTTTGCTTTATCCACTGAGGACTTAGGGCTATGCCTGTGAACCTGGACTCTCCTCCGCCACCCTTTCGTGGTTCAAATCCAAATCGATTTCCCTTTGCCCCGTAGGCTCGGACTTCTTTAGTGAAAGTTATATTAGCTTTAGTTTTTCTTCCGCCGTCAGTAGCACTCCAGTTTTTATATTCAATATAAAGGGCCGGAGTTTCTATATCGCTCCACTCATTAAGAACAATACATTGAGATAGGAAGCCTTCAACTGAGGAGTTCTCCTCGCGGTATTCATCTAGCATTGCAATCTGTTCTTTAGTTACTACAAACTTTTTACTTTCAGCCAAGTCAATAGCCCCCTCAATCATCCAATTTAGTATCCCCGGCAGTTCTTTTGCTAGCAATCCAATATCTGAACGCAGTTCGATGTTTGGATTATCACGATAGTTATTCAAAAACATTAGACAGCAAATTCTTCGCTCGGTAGCTGTAGATGTATCGTCAACTCTAGGTAACATATTTACAGCGAAGACAAACTTAGCTTGAGGTCTGAATTTAAATTGGTCTTTATATTTTATATCAATAGTTACTTGCTCACCGGAGACTAATTTTTTCAGCTTATTACTCTGATAGTAATTTCCGTGAACCTCCTCGATTATATTTAATCTCTTTCCTATCAAACCTTTGAAACCGAACTGACCATACAAACTTTCAAGGTCAATGTGAGAAGTCGCGTCCGGCCCGATTATCATTGCGACTGTATCTATAAAAGTAGACTTACCGTTTCCACCGTCTCCAACCATAAATAAGGCTCTGTCGTGGAGCATTGAAGAAGACAGGCAATAACCACAGAACTGCTGTAGCAACCTAGTCTTTTCTTCCTGCTCGTCTCCTAACATCCAGTCTTCTATACATTGGTCCCAAGTAGGACATTTTGCAGTAGGGTCGTAATTAACCGGGTACTGAATCAATGAAACAAAGTCCGGAGTGTGAGGTGATAATTCTTTAGTATAAATATTAAGCAAGCCGTTTTTTACGTTAGCTATGTAGCCCCCGTCGTCTGAGACAACTAACTTCGGTATGATTGAAAGTAGACAGGCTACTTTGTCTGAAACATTTCTCTTGGTTCTGTAGCCCCAGAGCATATCGTCGTAGAGCCCATTTAAAACCATATCAGAAATATCCTGGTCAGACAGCATTTTGTAAACTCCCTTTTCATATTGGAAGATAATCCCGATTTCGTTCTTTCTTAGGTGAGGATTGTTGATTAAAATCTCGCGCTCATAGGCGGAGAACCTAACTTTGTCCTGGTCTTTGCGGTCCTTAATAACTTTAGTGTAGGCCTGCTGTATCTTTTGGTTCTCAACCGGAGACATATTGTAGGCTATAACCTCATTTTTATAGGAGTAAGTATAGTTCCCGGCGAAAGCACTCTGAATAGTGTTAACAATCTCCTGGGCTCCTCCTGGCTCGAGTTCCATTCCGTGCCAACCAACCTTGCCAATATGTTTAAGGGCTTTCTCGGAGGTCCATTCAGCTTGCCTCATTAGACAGGCTGTGATGTGAAGTGTTGTATTGCGACCGACTGACGGATAAATACTGTCAGCATTGTTGCTAATTAATTTTTGAAAACTATC